GTTCACGTCGGTGGCGCCGGTGTTGGTCTTGGCGATCTCGACGCCGAGGTCGGTGAACAACTGCGGCGAAGCGCCGAGCGTCTTGTTCATCTTGCCGAGCGCCGATTCGACGGTTCCGGCCTCGATGCCGATGTCGCCCGCCACTTCGATGAGGCGGCTGGCCTCATCGACGGCCAGGCCGGTGGCGTCGCTGAACTGACCGGCGGCCAGCGCCGTGTCTTGGAACGCCTTGACCGACTTGACGCCGAAGGCGATCAGCGCACCGCCGGCGGCGAGGGCGAATTCGGCGGCGTTTGCCTTCACCGAGTCGAACGCCACGCCGCCTGCGGCCTTCATCTTGCCGAACGCACCCTCGGCCTTGGCCACCTCGCCGCGCATCTTGCCAAGCCCCGACTGGGCCGGGCCGGTGACGAAGTCGATGACGACTGTGAGCTTGTCGCTGAACGCCATCGGTCACCCCCTGGTGATGCGTCGGAACTCGGCCTGCAATGCACGCCAAGCGCCATCGGTGCCGCCCTTGCGCTCACGCGCAGCGGCGATCGTGAACGTCCGCAGGCCACGGGACGGCCCGTACGACGACGACGCCCTCGGGCCTTGCGGTGTCGTCACCACCCGGCCAGCGGTCGGGCGGCGAGCCTTGCGGCCGTTCGCTCGTGGGTAGATCGACCCCGACGCCTTGCGGCCCCGCTCGGCGAGGAACCACACACCCGACGGGCGGTGATTCATCGACAACTGCCAACCGGCCTCGTCGTAGCCGAGCCGCAGCGGCACTCGGCCACCCTTGAAGTTCGACATGGCCCGGTCAGCGCCGAGGGTGTCCTCTGCTGCCGACAGGCCGCCCTTCTTGGCGTCGCCACCAGCCGCACGCATGATGCGCCGCCGGGCGTCGTCGTCGAGCGTCGATTCCAACTTGCGCAAGTACGCCGAGATGGCCGACGCCTCGAAGCCGACACCGCTGCCTGCCACGGTCAGGCCGTGAGGCGGGTGACCACGCCGGTCGTCGGGAACGACAGCGACACCGTCGCCAACTCGCCGACGCCGTTGCTGATCGGCGAGTAGCCGAGGTTCAGGAAGCGCAGCACGTATGACGGGTTCGTCGCTGACCGCACCGCCGAGGTGGGCCGGATGTCCATGAACAGCGACGACGCCGAACCGAAGCCGAGCGTGCCACCGAGACCGAAGATCGCGTCGGTCACGCTGGCGTCGAAGTCCTGGTTGAGGGTCAGCGCCACGGTGCCCATCTGCAGGCCACCGATCTTCTGACGCCAACCGGCGCTGGCGAAGTTGGTGAAGTCGAGCTCTTCGGCCTCGAGGCTCAGTTCGACCTGGCTCACCAGGGCGCTGATGTTGACGGCCGAGGTGATCGTGCCCGATGCAGCGGCGACGCCGCCGGGAGCGGTGCCGGTCCATGCGGTGCCGACTTGGATGGTTGCTGAAGTCAATGCGAAGACGGCCATGACGGCTCCTTCTGTGCTGGGGGTGGTGGGGAGGTCAGGCCACGGCCGCAGCGGCGACGAAGGTCACCGACGTGAAGCCGGTGATCGTCCAGCCGAGGCGGGCATGCGTCTCTGCGGTGATCGGGCCAGCGACGCTCGCCAACTGGTGCCCGATCCCGGTGAAGGTCTGCGAGGTGATCCGAGTCGTTGCCGACGGAAAGCCGACGGCGTCGTCCGACTGCACCGTGAATACGATCGAGCCGGTGCCCGTCACGCTCAACACGTGGAACGTGGCGTAGAGCCGCTGCGTCGCGGTCGGGAACGTGAACGCCAGAGCGGTGCCGGTGCTCGAGGTGGTGCGAGCCGCCGACGGGTGCAGCACCTGGCCGCAGGCGACGACATCGGTGCCCGCCCAGTTCATCGAGAACCCGGCGGCGTCGCCGACAGCGCCACTGAGCGGCGTGTTGCCGAGCAGTCGGCCCTGGCCGATGAAGGCCACATCGCCGGCCGTTGCGGTCGAGACCGGCGCCACGGTGAACGTGTCGAGCACGGTGAGGCCGCTGGTACCGAACAGCGGATCGACGCCGATCAAGTCGAAGTCCTGGTAGCCGTCGATGCCGACCGAGAAGGTGCGCAGCCCGGCGATCTTCTGGCGCCAACCTCCGCTGTTGAGGGTCGTGACGTCGATCTCGTCGGCGGTCGCTTCCATCGTCACGGTTGTGGCGAAGGTGGCGATCTCGAGCGTGTCGACGATCGCCGAGACGCGCGTGTTGGCGTAGACAGGCATGCCCTACCTCCGGAGCTTGATGCCGACAACGAGCACGGCCATCACCGCCGCCGAGCCGTCATCGGCCCCAGCGCGTGACAGGCCCGACGCAGTGCGGACGATGGTGTCGTGGACGGCGCCGCCGAGCGTGCGGTCGGCGCTGATGGCGTCGACGATCGAGTTCGACATCCCGGCACCCGCCGAGAGCATGTCGAGAACGGCGATCTGGCTGTCGATGTCGCTCGTCCCTTGCGCCATCACTGCGACCTCGAGCTGCACATCGACGAGCGGCGCAGCACCGAACGATTCGTGATAGGCGACGAACTGGTCAGCGGGGCGCACGATGGCGCACGGGAACTGCGGCAACGTTGCGGGCTGCAGGTCGTAGCAGGCGAGCGCCCGAGACGTGTTGGCGTCGATCTGGTTGGCGAGCGCCGTCATCACGGCGCGCAGGTTGAGCGTCGCCATCAGAACACTCCGACGGCGTCGACCGGCGTGGCTGATTCCTTCACGAACGGCTTCAGCAGCTCCTCGACGTACGGGTTGAGCCGCACCCGCAGCGAGCCGAACTCGCCGAACGCAGCGACACCGTTACGGGTGTCGCGCTGCATGAGGATGTCCTTGGCGAGGATCTTGGTCGCCTCGATCACCGGGGCGGGCCTGACTGCCCAGCCCCACGCCGCCGTCACGACGATCGTCGCACGGCCCTCATCGGTGGCGTCGATGTACCAGTCGCCGTGGATGCGTCGGATCTGGTCGTACGGCACCGCCAGGCCGCTCGGCCGACGACCGTTCAGCGGCTCCAACTGGTAGCCGCTGGCAGCGATCGTGTCGCCGTTCTCGACGACCGACGTGACACTGGTGCAGTCGTCGATGATGACCAGGCGGTACGACTCGGGCACGAACGAACGCGCCGAGGGCGAACCGGCAATGTCGAAGCTGCGGCCGCAATGCTCGTTCACGGCGATGACGGCGGCGTCGATGCCAGCCTGCAGGATCGAATCCTCGGCAGTACCGAGCTCATTGCGCACCCACGACTTGAAGTCGGTGAGCGAGACGTAGGCCACGTCAGCCCTCGGCCTTCACCTTGGCAGGCTTGGCAGGCTTGGCGGCGACCGGTTCGTCGGCGACGAACAGGTGCGGCCCGGCCTTCACCAGCGGGTGATCGGCGGCGAGCATCGCGCCCGCCTCGTAGGTGCCCGATGCGTGATGCACGGTCTCGGTCAGACGAGGCATCGCCCCTCCTCGATGTTGCGCACCTGCAGCGGTGCGGACGGAATGGACAGCGGCACGGCACGGTCGATCACCAGCGCCACCCGTTCGGTGTCGTCGGTGTTGATCACGCTGTGCCAGTCGTGGTGCGCCACCCGGAACGGCACGCCGACCTCGTGGTGCACCGGGGCGCCGCACTGCAACAGGCAGCCGGCCGTCGTGAACGGCAACTGCCACCGCTCCCAGTACGGGCCCGCGTCGATGTGTTCGGCGATGAAGCCGCCAGGCGCAAGGCCCGACAGCCACGCCCCATGCACCGGAGCGAACTGGGCGAGCACCTCGGCGAAGCCGGGCACCGCCAGGCGACCGGCGTGCACGATGGTCACCTGGCGGTAGCCGTCGTGCACACCGGTCTCGGTGGCGCTCGACCTCGCCGACCACAACGGGCCGACGAGGTCGAGCAGGGCAGCGAGTTGGTCGGTGCCGACTCGCTGAGGGGTCATCAGGTGACGTTGAGGAGGCTGATCGCCTCGGGAACTACGACCTCACCACCGGTACGCCAGAAGGCGAAGAACCCGGCCTGGCCCGTGGGACGGCGGTTGGCGCCGAGCACGAGGTTGTCGTAGTAGACCTCGACGCCGACCCGGTCGACGATGATGTAGGCCTGCTGCCAGTCGCCGTAGGCCAAGACGTAGTTGTCGGCCAGGGCGGTGATGGTGCCGTCCATGTCGCTGGTCTCGTAGATCGGCTGGCCGAGCAGGTTGGCCGGTGCGGCCGCAGCGAGCTGCGCCCACAGTGCCGAGCCGCCGTTCGTGTCGAACTGACGGATGCGGTTCATGATGGACACGTTCGCCATCCACGCCGACCGCGAGTTGCGGAAGCGGGGAGCGAGACCGGCCTGCGTGTTGTACACGTCGGCGACGGCGAAGGTGTCGGTCGTGGCCGAGGCCACCAGCGAACCGGCGGCAACCTTGCCGGTGATGAAGCCCTGCGGGGCCGAGGTGCCGTTGCCGGTCGTGAAGGCGGTGCCCTCGAGGCGGTCCTTGGCGTCACCGATCAGCGTCTGCACCTGCGAGGCGAAACCGCTGTCGGCGAGCACCTCGTACGAGCCGAACAGGTAGGCCGCACCCTTGAAGGTGGGGATCGCCGGCTGGGCGAACGTCGGCGACGCATCGGCCGCCTCGGCGCCTTCCGCCAGCCACTCAGCCGTGACACCGGCCGAGGTCACGCCACGCCACTCGTTGGAGCCGGCGATGGTCTCGACGCGGGCCGCCTGGCGCACCGGGTTGTTCACGCCGGAGTTGGTCAGCATCACCGAGGGGTCGAGGATGTAGGGCACCATCGCGCCGCCGTTGGCGGTGGTCAGGCTCATCGCCGCACGCTCGAGCAGCGGACCGAACGAGCGGCCCTGCGTCTTGACGAAGGTCTCGAACTCCTGCTGGTACTGCGGCGAACCGGTCAGCAGGATGTACTCGGCGATCTTCGGCGTGTGCTTGGTGCTGCGCTCCAGCAGACGGGTCGTGGCGTCGCGCTGCTCGTCGGAGTAGCTCCGCTCGGCGTTGCGCTCCACGGCGGTGATGGCCCGCTCGACGATGTCGTGGGCGCTGGACGAACGGCCCGCACCCTCGATGTCGTACAGGTCACGGTCGGCGCTGCGCTTCAGCACCGTCGGGGCGACCACGTCGCGGCTGTCGCCGGTGATGGTCTTGATCTCGCCGGAGCGGATCGCTTCGATCTTGGCGGCGCGCTCGTCGAGCTTGGCCACGTCGGCCTCGATCTCGGAGTAGCGGGCGGCGTCGGCCTCGAAGGCGTCGGCCTGCTCGGTGGTCAGGTTGTCGGGGTCGATGTCGGCGAGTCGGGCACGGATGGCCTCGGCCTCGGCGACGAGTGCTGCACGGTTCATCGTGCGGTCTCCTTCGTGAGGATCAGGTCGCGGAGGCGACGCTGGGATGGGGTGAGGACCACGACGTGCCCGGTGTCGGGCGAGGAGGTGGGGGACGACTCGCTGGGCCCGGTGACGGGCGTGAGCGAGGCGAGCAGGTCGGCGAGACGGGCGCGCATGGCGTCGTCCTCGCCGAGAATCAGGGCGAGTTCGTCGTCGCTGAGCGACGAGAACTCCGAGCGCACCGCCACGATGGCGGCGTCTGAGTAGGCCGGGAACGGCGTCGGGCCGTACTCGACCATCGCGATCTCGGTGCGTTCCTTGACGGCCAGGCCGTCGACCTTGCCGGCAGACTTCGTGGCCCGGAACTGGCCCGAGAACGACATGCCACGCAGCGCACCGCTTTCAGCGAGGGCGAGCACCTCATCGCCGAGCGGGGTGGCAGCGATGTCGGTCACCGTCCACAGGCCACGCCCGTCGGCGCGCACCTCGGCGGGCACACCGATCGGCATCGAGTACCGCTCGCTGGAGTCGCCGTGAATCGTGCGGCCGTGATTGAACAGCACCTGGAAGTTCGTGCCGCGCTGGCCGATCGTACGATCGAACGCCGTCGGGGCGATCCGCTCGAGGTAGTGACCTTCCCGGTCACGGATCTCCTGGTCGCGGCCGAACACGGCCGCGTAGGCGAGCAACTGGCGGCCGGTGGCCGTCGAGCGCACCTCGAGGTCGTCCAGGGGCGCGTAACGCTCGAAGGCGAGCATGGGGCCTCCTCTGTGAGGGTCGGTCGCCGTCAGGCGGCGAGCAGGACGAGAGCGAGGGCGATCGCCTCGTCGTCGTCGTTCAGGTCCGGCAGTCGCTCGGTGAGCAGCCGGAACTTGTTGCCAGGGCCACCACCCGGCGACGGGGGCGGCTCGGGCGGTGTCGATCCCTGTGACTGCAGCAGCGTGAGCAGCACGGCCGCTCCTCTCGACTACAGCGCTTCGAGCGTGGCGATGGTGTCCTCGGTGGTGGCGATCTCGGCGTCGGCAGCGGCGATGGCGGCCGTGTCGCCGAGGCGCACCGCTTCAGCCCGTAGCACCGTCTGACGAGCGACCCACGTACGGGCCTGGCGGATGAGGTCGTCGACGGTCATCAGATGATCATCGCCCGCAGCATGACCGTGCTGGTGTTGAGCAGCATGTAGACGTAGTCGATCTCAGTGGAACCGTCGGTGTAGTGGACGTCGAACGCCGTGTCGCCGACCGCCGCAGCGCCCTGGGTGTAGGTCATCGTCGACCACCCGTCCTGTTCGGAGGTGACCAGGTTCAGCCGCAGCCAGCGGCCGGTCGCCTCTTTCTGCACGTAGATGGCATCGTTGAGGTACACGTACTTGCTGCCCGTCGTGAACGTCTCCGCCGCCGGGGCGTAGGTCACGCCGTTGACCCAGGTGTTCGAAGCGATGTCGTAGTAGTCGAGCACCGCCGAAGCGCCACCACGGAACGAGTAGATGCGGCGACCGGAGATGATCGCCGACTCGTTCGTCCACGCCGAGTCGGTCGACTCCCACGCCCAGTGCCCCGACATGCCGGCGCCCGGCGCAGCGGCGCGGGCGACGCCCGGCGTGATCGTCGTCCAGGTGCCAGCACTGATCGAATAGCGGAACAGCGTGACGGCGTTGCTACCCATGTAGTAGATGAAGTCGTCGTTGCCCTCGATGTTGTAGACGCTCGTGGCGTCCGGGTTCGTCGTCCACGCCGCAGAGGTGGTCAGCGCCGTCGCCGTGTTGCTGGCGATGGTGCGGATCTGCCCGGCACCGGTGCCCGACACGATGCGCACCTGGTAGTTCGTCCACTGGTTCACGGTCCAGGTCTTCGCCGAGTTCGTCAGCGTCGATGCGCCGCCAGCCGTGGCGGTGCCGGTGGCGAAGGCCCGGTAGCCGGTGCCCTGCCACGACGGGGTGGCGATGAGCTTTGAGTCGGTCCCGATTACTGCCGCTGGGGCGATGCCGTCCGTGGCGCCGGTCTCAGCCGAGGCCCAGGTGTTGGTCGCGAAGTCGTAGAAGCGGAACACGGCTGCGGTGGTGGTGCCTGCGGCCGTGATGGCGTTCAAGACGTACCACCTCGGCGTGATGAGGCGGTAGGTCGTAGAGGCCGTGAACGCCGACGCCTGTGCCGGGACGGTGATGACCGAGTTCGTGCCGATCGTGTTCGACGAGATTGCCAGCGTCACGCCAGCGTTCGGGCCGCCGGTGATGTGGATGCTGTAGCCGCGCAGGTTGCGGGCCAGCGTCAGGTTCGTGATGATCGTCGACGTGCTGCCGCCCGTGGCGGTGCCTGACGGGCCGATCGCCGTGGCCGTGCCGCACGCACCAGCGGCGAACGTGCCAGCCAGCGCGCCCGACGGGATCTGCACCCACGCATCCTCGAGCGGCGAGTACAGGTGGTGCACGGTTGCGCTCGTGACGTAGAGCTGCTGCTGGCGGTAATGGCGGCTCGACGAGATGAACGCGCCTGCCGCCGTTGCCACCGGGGCAGGCGTGCAGAACTCCCATCGCTTCAGGTCGAGGATCTTGCGGTTGCCGTTGGTGGTGGGCATCAGGTCACGCTCACGTTTCGTCGCAGGGAGTCGGCACCGAGGCGCATCAGGGCGGGGATCTGTTCGAAGGCCGGGTTGCCGCCGACCTGCGTCTGGTTTGTGAGCGTCGCCAACGTCTGCGCCGCAGCCAGCGACGCCGTCAGTGCGCCCGTCTCGACGTTCACGCGCAGACGGCCGGCGGTGTCGGGCATCGCCTGACCCATCGAGCGAGTCAGCGACTGGATCGCCAGACGCATTGCCTCGACCGCTTCGATCAGTTCACCGACGGCGTTGATCGGCATCGGGTTCGACTCCGACACGTCGACGGCGACACCGTCGTCGCCGATGCCGATCTTCACTCGCTGGTGCAGCAGGCCGTCGATCCGGTCGACGGCGACGTTCTCCCCGGTGCCCGGGGTGTAGCCGACGAAGTCGGTCATCAGTCCTCCTCGACCATCTCAGCCGAGATGATGCGGCCGTCCTTGTCGCGCTTGAAGGTGACCTTCTTGCGCTCGGGCCCGTCGGACTCGGCAGCGGGCAGCAGTTCGAGTTGCACCGGGGGCACGTTCACCACGACCTCGGCCGGGGCGACATTCACCACCGGGGCAGCGACGTCGACCTGCACCGGCGTCGGATCGACCGTGACGTTCACGATCGGGGCAGGCACATTGACCACCGGAGCCGGGATGATGATCGGCTCCTGGCGCATCTGCACGTCGATCGAGTCGGGCAGATGGAAGTGCATCTCCGGCGCCGTGGTGCGCTCCTCGACGAGCGGCACCAGCATCTCCGAACGGGCAGGCTGATCGCCCGACCCGGGAGGCTGCAACTGCACACTGAACAGGCCCGAGTGAGCCGCAGCGAGACCGTCGAAGTTGCCGTCGACCGCCGCCGACACCGCCGCCGACGGCGTGAAACCAGCGTCGACCAGTTGGCGAATCGTGCGGGCATGCGCCTCACGAATCGCAGCATCGTCGGCGACGTCCTCCTGCAAGAACGCCACGTCGGAAGCGTCGAACCACAGCCGTGCACCCGCAGGCGGGCGCACCAGCGTCGCCAGAGCAGTCGCAGCACTGCGCCAGTTCGGGCGCATCGTTCCATCGGCGAACCGGCGGCGCGCCTGGCCGTAGTTGCCCTCGTTCAGCGACGAACCGGAAAGGCCCTCGCTGAGGCCGACGATCACCGGCGGCACGCCAGCAGCAGCAGCGATGCGGGTCTCGCCCGCACCCTGCACCGCCTTGATGGCGAGCTGCTCGAAGTTCGAGCCGACGACCTTCACGTCGGCACCGCCGCCGAGGGCGAGCGTCTTGCCGGCGTTCGCCGTGCCTGCAGCCTTCGACCGGATCACCTCGGTGAGCCGCTTGAACGTCTCCGGCGACACCGACGGATCGAACGAGATAACGAGGTTCGGCGTCGCCTGGTTGTCGAGGAATGACTGCTTGAAGTCTTGGATCGACGTGTCGATGTCCACGTCGGGCAGCACCGCCGACAGCCACGACATGCCCCGGAACTGGGCCCGAGGATCGGGCAGCGGCGCGAAGTGCGCCACCTCCTCCAGGTCGAGCAGCACCGGCTCGCTCTTGTCGTCCTCGGTGTAGACGTACCCGGCCTTGCGCATCCCGATCACACCGCCGAAGCGGTGCTCGACCGGCTCGAGCATGATCGTCACGCACTCCGGGCGCAGACGCTGCAACTGCAAGCCGTCCGTGCGCACCAGCGACCCGGCGCTGATCCAGTACGAGTTGCCGCAGATCGTCGCGTCCTGCTCCATGCGTGCCAGCAGGTCGTCGGTCGCAGCACCCGGCCACGGCGACTCCAGCGGCGACAGGTCGGCGTTGCCGAACAGTCGGCGGCTGGCAAGATCCTGCCAGCGGAACGTCACCTCACTGAACACCTGCATGCGCACCGCTGCGCACGCGAACGCCACCCCGGAGGTGCCGTACGCCTGGCGGGTCATGCCTGCCAGGGTGCGCTCGGTGTGCTCGCGAGACTTCGGCTGCTGCGAGAACCACGGCAGCCACGGCTCGATGAGCTTGGTGTACTCGGCGAAGCTGATCTGGCTGCGCTCGGCCTCGACCTCGGCAGGCTTGCGGGTGCGGAACAGCAGACTCACAGCCCGGCCCGCCAAGCGAACACCATGCCGAGCAGACCGCCGACGATCCAGCCAGCAGAACCGGCAACCATCGCAGCGCCGATGACCAGAGCAATCGCAGAAGCGATCTCTACTGCCGAGGTGATGCGCTTGTCCATCGTCACCTCACAGGTCGATCAGCGAGGCCCAAGCCTCAGATTCGGGGGCAGCCGGTGCGTTCCATGCGCCGAGGGCGAGCGTCGCGGCGACGAGGGGTGTGATGTCCACCGTCGACGCCTTCTGTGACCAGGCCCACGCCTCGCCGACGGAGCGGATGTCGGCACCGACCACGGCAGCGTCGAGCGGTTGGTCACCGAAATGGCGCACCTTGGCGTTGCCGACGGCGTCCTGCAGAGCAGCGCACGAGCGCAGATAGTCGGCCGTGGTCGCCTCGGTGACCGGCACACCGGCACGCTTGATCTCGTCGATCACGCCCACCGACGGCGAACGAGGGTCGATCACGATCGGCACGCCGACCGCCTGGTGAGCGGCCTGCACCTCGGCAACGAGCCACGCAGTGCCCGGCTCCCGCCGGATCAGCTCGACGTACGGCAGACCGTCGGCGCACGCACCGACAGCAGCCACCGACGACCACTGGCCACCAGGCCCGACCGCCACCGCCACCGACGTCGGCGGCTTGTCCAGTTTCGACTTCGATGCACGGCACGCTTCCCAGCCGGGAAGATGGGCGTGCGCACCGTCGTCGGCGACCACGATGCCGAGCCGCTCGAGAGCGAACCCTTCGGGCGACATCTGCACCAGCTCTGTACCAGCGATCCAGTCCTCACCGATGCGGATGCCGAGACCGGGATTCGCTTCGTACCAGCCGTCACGGTCACGCAGGTCGGTGCCGACCTCGCACGACCACTCGGCGAAGAACATCCGGGGCGATTCGCCGGCCATGCCCTGACGGCGCAGGCGGTGAAGCACCACCGACTCCGGCAACGGACCAGACGACGTGTAGATCAGTTGCGGCGGGTCGGCACGCATCGACTGCGCAGACATCGCCGGGAGGATCGACTGCACCTGCTCGTCGAGCAGGAACAGCGCCTCGTCGAACACCACCCGAGTCGGCGAACCACCACGGGCCGTCTTGCGGCCGCGGGTGATGAACTCCAGCCGGGCGCCGGTGTCCCGACGCTGCAACGCCTCTTTGCCGTTGGCGAAGTAGGCGTGCGTGATTTCGTCGAGGTCGGGGTTCGATCGCACCAGCGCCACCATGCGCTGCATGTGATCGGCGGCCGTCTTGGCCAGGTGAGCCGTGTGCAGGATGCGTGGCTCGTCGAGCACGTAGAAGGCGTAGAGTTCCAGCGCCTCAAGCACGGCGTTCTTGCCGTTCTGGCGGGGCAGGATCAGCAGCACCGTCGTGGCCAACGCCCGACCCGCTGCGTCCTCGCCGAGCATCTTGTCCAGGCACCACGCCTGCCAGTCGTCGAGCACCAGGCCGCACGCAGCGGCGAAGTCGACAGCGTCCTGCCCGGCGCTACTGACCTGACCCGGAGGCAGGTGCTGGAGTCTCGGCCGCTGAGCGCCGACGCGCTGCACGACGCTGCTTGAGCTCATCGGTGAGTGACTGCCTCTCGACGGGCTCCGGCAACGCCGCCAGATCGGCCAGCGTCGCCCGCAACTGCCCTGCCAGTTGCGGGAGCATGTTGTCGCTGCACGCCTCGATCGCAGCGGTGAGCTGGTCACGCAGCCGCTCCAGGCGTAGGCGGCGATCGTCGTCGGTCACCACCAGCGAGTTCCCTTCGGGTTGCGGGCCAGATTGCCCGCCATCGCACCGGCCCGCTGGTTGCAGGTCGAGTGCTCAGGCATCAGCGGCGCCGAGTTGTCGCCGTCGACCGTGTGGCCGGCGTGCCAGGTGACCCGCTTCCACGGCACCAGGCGCTGCTCCTCGAGCAGTGTGCGACCGCACCGCCAACAGCGGGTGCCGAGATCGGCGTAGGCCCGCTCGCGTACCAGGCGGGCGCGCTTGTCGTACGACCCGGCGTAGTGGCTGCGGTCCTTTGCGGGCATCGTCATGCACCTCCATGCATGCATTCATGCATGTTCATGCACTGATCATGCACCCCCGGTGAGCCTCGGAGAGAGAGACGAGAAGCGGCGGGGTGCTCTAGCAGGCGTTTCGCGTACGTGAACGCCCCGCCCCCTCCCCTTCATGCATGGCGACTGCATGGTCATGCATATATGCATGCAAGACCGATGCATGGCCCCGACAACGGCAACCCCCGCCGGTGCTGCTGCACACGACGGGCGAC